TCTTTTCTAGCTTTTCTAGCTGTTTTGCGATCAGCTTTGCGAGCAGCTTTGCGATTAGCTCTAATCTGTTTTTTTACAACAGATCTGTTTCCACTTAGCTGCTTACCAGTTGTAGGATCGTTAGTAACAAGATAAGGTTCCAATGTAACTGTGGGCATATTTGGCATAATTAAAAAATGTAAAAGGTTAAAAAAAAGGGAGGCCAGAACTGGCCTGACCTCCCCTAGATAGTTTTATTTTAAAGAATTATGATGCGAATAACTCTCCTGCTGTAGGATAGTATTTCATCAAAAGACGAATCTTTCCTTCAGTAGCAACGTCTGGTCCTTCACCTGTGAAGTTGTAGGTGAGATCAACAGCACTAACAAGATGAAAACCTACAACAGAAAGTGCTCCTGTGTTGGCAAAAATCTTGCCGAGGTTTCCACTGTCATTGAACACGTCAACTTCATCGACGAAACCATCAGCGTCACCATCATCGCCAATAGCGATAGTGGCATCCGTGATGCTGGTTCCAACGACAAGCTCGTCAACAATGATTGCAGCTCCGAAGACACCTCCAGCCATAGCAGCTCCACCAACTTGAATGTCTACAGCAGTCGCTGAACCAGCGGTTGTGCCGAGAGTAGACAGGTCAATAGAAGCTTCATAATTGAATCCCAATGCTAGGGTTTCAACGTTTTGTACTTTCTTTAGTTCAATAGCCATTTTAATGTACCTCCTATGGTTTAGCTAAGTGCTGTGATTTTACCGTGTGCGCCGGGGTGGAATACTGTCAGTGTCAAAGCACAGTCAACAAATCCACGTTCGCCACCACCTTGATTGGGGAGACGGGCACTGCCCATTGGGATCAACTCGGAAACACCGTAGTATTCTGGGTGAACCAGATAACCAGTGTCCTTGTTAGTCGTGTCGGGCATACAGTCAGGGTTTCCGTTAACAATAGCAACCGTGCCGTGATCAGACTCATAAAGCTCAACAGAGAGCTTAATCTGAGCAACGTCACCGTTGTAGTTTACGTTACGGATAGAAGTTCCAGCACCGGAACCATCTGGATCAAGGCGAGCAAAGTCGCTGATCTCACGACGCAGAGCAGTGTCAGCAACCAACGTCAAACCATTGCTCATTCCGGTAACACGGAAGATCGAGGTGATGAGGTTGTTGAATACTGTTTCCGTGAAAGCACCAGTTGAGTGGATGCTGTCAGCAGGAGTGCGGAACGCAGCAGGAACGTCAGACGGTCCTGCGGAATCAATCCAGTCACCAAGTCCACGCAACTTGTAAACCGTTCCAGCTCCATCTTCCGCAGCGCGGTCGTTGGTAGAGCAGAGAGTGGCTTCAATGTCACGCTTTAGTTCGCGGATTGCCTTTGCTTCGGCTTGTGCTACTTTAGCAGGACCAACGGAGTCAACAGCTTCCTGTAAGTCGGAAACCATGTAGTCGCGGCGGAACTTCTGAACGTAGTTGCCTAGACGAGCGCGGCCACTGAATTGGTCGGTGAACGTAGTAACGTCAGCTCCTTCAGCTATCCCAGTGGTACTGGGAGATGAAAGACTGTCTACAGTCCACTCAACAAACGTAGCGTTTGCTCGTGATTTAGATGCGGATGAAAGAACGGGAGTTTCTTCGGGAGCCAAGATGGTAAGTACGTCCATCAAGTCCTCACGATTGGAAACAGCCGATCCAGGATTTGTGGTATCAAATGTATCTGAGAATGCCATGATTATTTACTTTGTAATTGTAATGTTCTTAGAGTGATGAAATCGTCTTTTCGTCCAGAGGATTTAAATCGGGTTTTATGTTCTTTCAGAGCCTTGCCTAAAGGTCTTTCAGTTTTTTCAGACATTGCAGAAACTGGAGTTGAACCACTAGAGGGAGTTAGCTTTAACGATTTTTTTGAAACCGGTGTGCCTTTTCCCTTTATTGGTTTTCTCCCGTATATGCTATTTACAGCGTGAGACATGAAGTAGGGAATCTGAGAATATAAATCTGGAGAAGAACTCTCCAAATCTTGTAGTCTAGGATCACTCATAATTGATAAGAACTGATTCTTTAACTCATTCTGATTCTCGTCCCTTAGCCATTCAAGTTCCTCTACGGCTTTATTGCCGAGCTGCTGACGCATTGTTTTTGCGTTTTCCAAACCTTGAAGTTTTTTCAATTGGTCTGGAATATATGAGTCACGCGATTTTCTGGCACTTTGAAGAGCTTTACGCACTTCGGCCTTAGTCATCGGGCGACCTTCTACAGTAGTTATTTCATCGTCAGCAGAATAGTCATCGGACTCAAACAACAAATCTTCAGCCCAACTAATAACATCACTCACCTCATCAGACTTCTTTTGGAGGTCTTCAAGATTTGATAAATTAGATAGTGGGTTGTCTTTAACTTCTGGCTCCTTGATTGTTAGTTGCATAGTTTGCAACTCTTCCTCAGCAGCTTTCCGTCTTGCCGTAAGTTCACTAATACGTGACTGCGCGCCGGGAATAAGTTGCTGACGCAAAGCGTCTTTTTCCTCATCCGACAAACTGTCTAAATTAAACTGTGAAAGAACATTATCCTCAGTTGCTTGCTCTGGAATTTCTTCCTCACTAGCTTCCTCGGCCAATTCTTGAGACTCTTCCTCGGACTGTTGTCCTAGTAAAGCCTCGCTACGTCTCTGAACAAAGTCAGACGCAGATATGTTTTGGTTGTCCACTGATTCTGGTTCAGCCTCAGCGACGGCTGTATTGATTTCATCGTTCATAACTGTTTCCACTATTTACGCCTAGCGATTGCGCGGAAACATATTATCATGTATTAAATAAAATCTTTGTGTCTTTTTTGTAGTTTTTTCACGTCAACCATTTGTAATATCTGATCATAGGTGATTATCCTTCCAGATATTTGCTGAAGCTGCTCTGTTGGAGCCTCGTGCATATCTCCTATGCACTCCTCACGCAAAGCTGATATTACATTTATAAAACGAGCAAAAGACTCGTGGTTGTGTAGCGATTGTATGTCTTTCTCTAAACTCACTGAGCCATGTTTTGGGTTTGAACTCCACCCATCTGAGCGGGTGATGTACCAATTTTACCTATTTGAGCGTTCTCAGCTTGTTGCATAGAGAACTGATATTGGCCCATATACTTTTGCAAACGCTGCGAGAAAGCAGGATCGCCTTGCATACGTTGGGCAATATCCGGTTGCTGCAAATATTGCTGAATGATACCCATAGCCGCTTGAGCACCGTTTGCACGTGCCGGCATCTCGATTCCCGCATAAATTTTTGATAAGTCATCTGTAATGTCTTTGAGCATTTGCTGCTGTGCAGCTTCTACTGGTTGAAGAACACTATCAGCCAAAACCGGATCTACGCTTCCAGCAATTAGTGTTACTAAATTATCTACGTTTATTCTTCCATTCCTGTCCAACTGAAGCAAAGAAATCATGGAGTTTAGTTTGTTCTCCTGTTTTTCTGGGTCAGTGTTCTGAACATCATAGGAAATTGTTATATCAAAACTTTCGTCTGGGCTTCCCTTGCTAAACATTTGAGGATCTGGAACACCAGTAACCTGAAAGAAAACACTGTCTGGGCCAAAACGCTGAAAGCATTTGTAGCACATCCCTATGACGTTAGAGCAATGGGTTAAAAATTTGTCTACCAAGAACTGCTGCCTTATCTGGCTAACTGGACCTTCACGATCCAAACCAACAAGCCTATCGGCCTGAGCCTCTTGGGTTTTCTCCATCTCAAGAGATCCTTGATTGTAAACAGGAGTTGGACCAAATTCAAAATCACCCTTACGGCGATATGGTATCATTCTACCTGGGCCCCAATCTGTAGGAGCTTGACCGACTGGGTGCATTATTGGCAGCACTGTAGAAAGACTATTACGGTCAATCCGGCTATCGCGTTCAATTTTTACTTGGTTCTGTATGCCACGAAGCAAGTCAGGAATGGTCATCGTATCATACAACCTTTTGCTATCCTCGGACAGCTTGGTAACTACTACTGGGTAGTCTTCATACCCGTTTAGCAGTTCAAACTTTGCATAACCCGGTATACCCGGCATTCCACTAAACTCACGATGAAACACTGTGCAATATATGCCTTCGGAACCATCTTCTTTGTCTATCAATCTTTGGTAACCGTAAACAATTTCAATAAGCTCCTCAGCCTCATAGGCATTATCGGTAAGACTAAGAGATCTGCGTCCTTCTTGCTCACGCTCGATAGAGTCTATGTTCACTCCACGGTAACGATCAATGACGTGTTCTACAAAATCTTCATCCCAACCATCAGTAATCACTTTGTTTTGTAACTCCTGTGGTGTGTAGTAGGTTTTCCAAAAACAATATGGAGCTCGCTGCGGATCGGTAACATACGGAGGAAAGATGAAGTCTCCATCCGGGGCTAGTGTCTTTACCTCTGGAGCGTTTACCTGGCGACGCACTATTGGTAACTCGGCACTTCCATTTTCTTTTAAATCTTTAAGGGCTTTCTTGGCCCTTTTCTCGGTAACCCCTTGAAAACTATTTTGAAGCATTGCCAAGACATCATCATCTGCTTCACCCTCAGAAATTAATTCTGCCAAGGCGGGATCAATAGATGCTATTTGTTCTAGGCTAAGACGTTGAAGGAAAGATCTGTCCTCCATGTGCCAACCAACGTAGGTAATCAATATACCACGTTCCAACATATAGTTGGCTCCTAGTTCCATCTCTTGCTTGAAGCGAGGAATGTAACCACTCTTTACCATCCATTTTAAAAAATTTGTAACTATCTTGCTTCGTGCAACGTCTGCCACCTCTACGGGAAATGCTCGGATGTTTGCCCTGTTCATTGCAGACAGGAACAAAGAAACCAATCTGGTTATACGCTCGTCAATAACATGGCTCTCCATGTCCGAGGCTCCCTCCCAAGGAAAGGCGTCTGCTCCGTGCTTGCGAAGATCCCTACTCTTGCCGGGCCACCAGTTGCGGCGGTCATCATAGCTGCTTCGGCATAAATCAAAATATGCTTCAAGCTCAGTTACGGATTGGTCATAAGCGTAACGTAAAGACGTAATGTCAGGATCGTCACTAACGTATGTTAGAGACTCGGAAATAGAATCATTTTGCATTGAGCTTGCCCTTAATGTTGTGGAAAACGTGATAAAAATATTGCTCGTTAGCTCCTATCTTATCACATAACTCGCTGGATTTTATTGAGTAAAGCTCATCGTGGGTCGCTACTTTGCACAAAATCTCCCAAGCAAGCAGTCGATCTATCTGCTCGCATATCCATTGACGGTTCATTGTGATGTCATCTGACGTATCTGTAGGACACTCCAACTTCATCTTCAATAGCCTCTATTTTAATATTTTTACCAACCAAGGCTTTTCTTAATTTTCTAGGAACACACACCGGAACCTTCTTATTAATTTCCTTAATTAAAGCGTATATGTATCTGGGATTTGCGGCAGACTTTATAACATACCCTTTGTAGTGTTTGGGAACAATCTCAGGAATGTCTACAGCCATACGCAATATTTCTTGTCCATCTTCATTAATCCACAATGCCTTTCCACCTTTTCCCGTAATCATCGAGGAACACAACTTTGATTTAGCCAGGCTAACTAAATTATCTACATCAGCATCAAGCTCCTCAGCTAATGCTCCTATCCTAATCTTCGGCATTAATATCCTCCTTTTGATTTGCTCGTTGTTAGCAAGCTTCTGTTCTCCATGTAATCCGGGCCTTCTCCCCCATTCGCCATTCGTAAATAGCGTATAAGATCAAAGAAATCTTTAAGAGCCTCATCCGCTTTACCTTGTGAATTATAATTTAATAAACTGTCAATCAAATTCCCACATTCCCTGTGTATGTAACACAATGGCCTGTTTGCAGCATCTATTGGATCGTTTGGATTGTAGGTAAACCACTCGTCAACCGCACTAATACCAACCTCTTCCATGCGGCCATCTGATGGATGGAAAAGCATTCCATATTCATCAAACAACATAAACAAATCTTCATTGTTGTCATTCTCTCTAGCAAAATACCTAGAGTCACCTATACGCTCAAAAACTTCTATACCAATATCGTCTTCAATCTCTTGGAACAACTCAGCATATCTTTCTACGTTTAGTCCTAGTTTCTTGGTTGCTGGCCCCACTTTCCATTTAGGATCACCAAACATAGCCCACTCTCCATAGGTATCCCTATCGGGCCATTCCCGGCGAATGTAAACATAACCGTCCCGATCCACAGCAGCCCATATAGCAGTAAAGTTGCGAGCCCCAGCTGGGTCAACCACCTGATAACAAGTAAACTTGCTTTTGTCCGATATGTCAGGGAAGGACATACCATACTTATTCTTTTCCTCACCAAGAACATTAACCTCTGTATTGAAAAGCGGAAGCAACGATGTCACACTTTTTACAGGAACACCATAAGCTCTAACCAATATTTCCTCTTCTGGTCTGTCCCGCAAATCCTTAGCTATACGTTCATAGCCACCAAACGGGTTTTCATCCGAATGCAGGTAGACCACCGATGCGTCCCGTTTCGGGCTATATTGCTGCACTGGAAGTTCTCGGTTAAGAAGCTCTGCCCTTCTAGTTTTTAAAGTTTCAGAACCTTTTAAATATTCTGCTATAAACGGAGTGTACCCATTAATAGGAGTGAAGGCTATTAACATCTTGGAATTCCTAGTAGCCAACCGAAAACGCAAAGTGTTTATCAAGGCATCGTCACCAAGATATTCGTCTAACCACGTTCCGATGTTCAAGTTTTCCCCAGACCTAAACCCAAATTCAAAACCCTCCAAGATGGTTTGGTTATTGGAAAACTGGGTGTAGGTTTTAAAATCAACTCTAGTTCTAGTATCGGGGAAGATGAAGCTACTACCGGTAAACCCATTCTGCATAGAGTAGTTTATGTAGCCCTCAATACTCTTGGTCTTCTTCTTAAACTCCCTAGGCATCATCTCCCACACGGCAGCTTGCTGCACCTTTACGCTGGTATCAGCGTTCTGGGAAAAACAAACAACATGGCCATCTGGGTTATTGATTACACTCTCCATGACAATTTTGGCACAGCCAGTTGTCTTGCCGCTCCGGTTGCCTCCCAAACACAGACACTCGTTGTATGTTCCTAGTCCATCTTTAATACGCTCCCAGCCATCTAGGTTAAACCCATGTCTTACCGGATCTTGCTCAGAAGCCTCTATACGGCCCTCATGGGCCTCGTGGAGCTCCTTTAGCACCTTGGGATGCTTCTCCCCCAAGAACACTATCTCCTCGTCTGTAGGGGGCCTTAATATTGGATGATTGCTAAACTCAATCATTCTGGGAAATAATCTTCCAAGTCCTTCATGGTTGAAGCATTAACAAGTGCCAAGAAACAAGACATCTGGTATTCTAGGTCAGGACTAAATCCTCGGCTAAAAGTGTCAAACTCAAATCCATTCTTTCCCATAGAGGCGACTAAGAACACATCCCATTCTGGGTTTATGGTATCTAATGATTTCTCAACTAGCTCAATGTTTCTGTTCATTATAAAATTCTGTTTAGGTCGTGCTTTATTGGATCAGAAGTAAAAGGCTTTGTTTCAATGTGAACCACCTCATGCTCTAGCCTATGGCAGTTGGCACATAGCAAATCGCATTTTTCCAACTCTTCCTTAAAAGCCTTCTTATTATCCCTAGCATTTTTGTAACCCCGCGATATTGAAAACTTCTTTTCCCCCCGAACATGGTGACAATCAAACTGTACTGGCCTACCCTCAAATCCGCACTTTGAACACTTCCAAGAACCAAAATGTTTTTCTATTGTTTCGTTTACTTTCAATCTTAGTTTTTGGTTCGTGCATTGGCGACAGTCTGGTTTATACTTCTTGGTCTTCTTGTAAAAACCATTCCCATGAAACTCCGATAGCGCTAGGTCTTTTCCGCAATTTTTACATTTCTTGGTCAATGACTACCTCCGCTTTCTTCATGCTAGCTATACGCTCCTTAGCAGCCTTTACCGTAGCCTCATAGTCCTCTTGGCTCACCACCTTACGCTCCTCTACAATGGTACTAGCTTCTCCCCTGAATGTGTTACTACCCTTCTCCGCTTTCTCCAACGCAACCGCTAATGGCAACAAGTCTTTGAAACTGGCCTTTATTTCACCAGACTCCATTCTTTCTCTTAGTTGCTCTATTAAATCTTCCTCCAACGAGGATAGTTCTAAGAATGCTCTGCCCCTTATCTTGCTTCCTAGCTGCTTCCAATTACCTGTAAAGTCAGCATAGTCCAACAAAACGTTTACAATTGTTTCACGTTTGAGCCCATACTTGGTTCTCATCCTAGTCTGAGTTACCCCAGTAGCGTGTAAGTACAATATCTCCGCAACCTTTTCGGGGTTACTCTTAGACAATACACTATTATTCTTAGGATTGTGTTCTTGGATCTCTAAAATTCCCTCCCGAATAGAGTCTATGAGTTCCTCTTTAGCATCCATTTGCCCATCCACCTACGCTATAAGCCCTTATCCGTCAATATTTTTTATAGGGCTAGTAGATGATATATATATATAATAGTCCCGCCCCCGCGACCCCCTCCTCCTTCGGTGCCGGTCGGCAGCCCTACGCGTAACCCGCACGCTACACGTAGCTCCCTTTCCGGGCGGTGCCTACGCCTGGCGCGCGCACATCACACGCCCAGGCTACGCGTACTGATGCTTTTTCTTTGGTCGATGGGCAAAACATTCTGAGCGACCGATTAAGAACCGGCCTTTCAAGGTCCGCTCCAAAACTTTTTTTCCCTATGTAGCTGGGTCGTCTTTCAACTTTTTTCTTGCAAATGTTTTTCCGAAGTTGAATATTGTTCGCATGAGTATGAAAAAAGATATCCACAACCTAGCGATTCAATGCATTGCCGCGCCGTTGAACGAGCGACCAGCAATTGCCAAACAAGCGGGCGAGCTACTTGCAAGCGCTCCCGCCTTTTCAACATATGCCGCATACAAGCGGCAATTCGGTTTATCCTACTTTGCGAGCGTTAACTCATCGGCCAAGATTGAGAAAAGCGCACGCAAAGAAGTTGATACGCTGATTCTTTACCTTGCCGCCTCAAATAATGCGGGCGTTGAATTGTGCAAATCAGCGACTAGAGAATGCCGTATGTTGTGCCTTGTATGTAGCGGGCGGGCTAAGATGGAAAGCAAACGAGATCATAGCAAACGACGCATTGCAATTGCACGCGTCATAAAGAGTTGGATCATGCATTATCGATCCGACATTGCACGCGCCGTGTTAGCTCATGAGATAATTAGCAAACAGAAAAGCGCGTTGCGTAAAGGTAGAGCCTTTGCTTGCCGTTTAAACGGAACAAGCGACATCGATCACTCGCAAACCATTGCCGCTTTTCCTAGTGTGGAGTTTTATGATTATACCAAAAACAACTTGCCGGATTCATTGCCGCAAAACTATTCCATCACCTACTCATTTGCAAACCTATCGCCCGCACGCGTGCGGCAATACCGTAAAGCCATTGCAATGGGTTTAAACATTGCCGTGCCCGTGCACGCCGATGCATTTGAGCGAGCGACTAGCTTGCCGTATGCATTTGACGCCGATCGAGATGATTTGAGGCATTTGGACGCGGAAAGCGGACAACTTGCCATTCTAAAGATTAAGAAAAGTCCAAACTACGAAAGCGGCAAGCAATCGGATTTCGTGCTTGGCTTTGAAGGCGTGCGCGAGCTCGCTCGTTTAATTGGACTAGGCAACTTGCAAGGCAAGCTTGCCGCCTAACTTTTAACCACACCAAACAAATGAAAAACGTTTTGATATTGTGTGAGACCAGCGGCGCGTTGCGTCAAAGGTTCAAATACGCGGGACACTACGCTACGAGCGTCGATACGCTACCCGCTGACGATCAATTTGACGATGACGGGAGGTCAACGGGCGTAAACCATTGCCAAGGTGATGCCTTTAAACACCTTGAAATGTTGGAAGATAATAGCGTCGATCTCATCGTTGCGCATCCACCGTGCACGGCTTTGGCCGTCTCTGGCAATGCATGGTATGGCCAAGGCATGGCCAAGCATGAAAAGAGACTGGAGGCCATGCAATGGACTGAGAAGCTTTGGCATCTTTGCAAACGTAAAGGCAAGCGGGTAGCCTTTGAAAATCCTGTGGGCGTGCTGGGTCACACGTCATTAGGCAAAGCTAGCCAATATGTCCAACCGTGGCAACACGGACACCCTGAGAGCAAAAAGACTGGGCTATGGCTCCACAATTTGCCGCCATTGGTGGAAACTAATAACGTCAAAGACGTTTTTGATACGCTGCCAAAACGCGAGCAGCAGCGTTTGCACTACCTTCCACCATCGCCTGACCGGTGGAAGATCCGAAGCAAAACTTTTGACGGCATCGCGCAAGCCATTGTCGACCAATGGGGAGCAATCCTTTAACCACTAACACCAAAAACATATGAAAAAACTAGCAGAAAAATTAAAACAATCACAGAACGCAAACAGGGAAGAGCTTTGCGATATGTACCGAGGTTTCATTGGATACGATCCCGCTGAGGACTATCCCGAAATTGGGACCGAGGAGATCAGGGACACCCTGATGGGATGGATGCAAGACAGACTCGCGGAGGATGCGCTGGGCGTGGCCGTTAGGAGCATTCAAGACGCGTTTGGGGTGGA